ACCAAGAGGGATCTTCGTCAATAGGTGGACACTTATAATTTTTTAAAGTGGATAAACCAAAATCACTCATCATAGTTTGTAAACCGATATCGTGAACTTTAAATTGCATGTTAGACGCCTTTATAATTCTGACACGAGATGGACTTGAAGTGTTTATTAATATATTTTCAGTGTGTAAATCGTGATGTCTAAACGTTGGGTATTTCATTTGTGCTCTGTATAAACTGTGTAGAATTTGTGTTATAATGGTTCTGAAATGTATAGGTAATAATTTATGTTTGTTTGTTTTTATAAAATCTCGTAAAGTTCCGTTATTTGCATATTGTGTATACAAAAACGACATGTTATTACATTTTTCTAATGTAAAAGGTTTAACGCCTCCAAAAAGTGCCATGCGTTTACCCATTTTATATTCGTGTTCTATGCTTGCATTTTTAACGATTTTTATAGCTATTGGTTTTTTACATTCCTTATCTATACATCCCATGTATACCTGACCCCATTGGCCTTTACCTATTTTTTTCATACCCCGTGTTATATCCGAAGACTTTTCGACAGCGAAAAATGGGGATTTATCTTTTGATACAACAACCTCATTCCCAGATGCGTAAAAAACTTTCTCTGGTTTACATCCCATACCCTGTATACTTTTCATGAGATTTTTACCTAAATTAATTTTTTTAGCTTGTGTATTTTTTTTATTTTTTGTTTGTGACGCTATAATCTTTAAATTTCTTTCGTGTATTTCACGTTCCATGTCTATTGTATATTAATATTTTATTCATCAATAAGATCATCCATAATTTCTTCAATTTGTTCATCAATATTGTTTAAATCTGGCAATCCCTGAAATGCGAATTTTGGTAATCGTGTTGATTCACCGCAAAGAACTTGCGATAACCGAACGCTTACTCCGAACTTATTATCGATAAACCAAATTTGGTTAATTTCGACGATACACATACATCTTTGACCCTTTTCAATTTGATCAATCTGGATCTGTTCTCTATTTGAATTATATGCTTCTGACATAAATTCACCTTCTTGGTTTGTTTGAACTTTTAACTTGAGTGTATCTGGATAAGATTCTCGTCCCTGTCTAACAAGTGGTTTATATAGGGCTTCACGAATGACGTTAATATCGTATTTCTTACCAAGCCATTCCGCTGAATTTTCGGCAACTTTATTAAGAATAATTTCGTCCAGTTCTTTTAATTTAATAGAAAGTCCCTGAGCCTCTTGATTATCGGTATCGAAAGATAGATCGAGTGAGTATGAAGTTTTGTTCGTGTTTTCGTCAGTAAACGCACTTAAACCAAATGGTGAACGCATAAAAGGGAGTTGTAAGTAGAGTTTCTTTTTATTTCCGTGCATAAGAAGCACGGATTTACCACCATTTTTGTTCTTCTTCAATTGACTGAAGATAACAGATGATGGTTCGAAATCGCTGGAAACTTGAATTGTATTGGACATTTTTTTGTATATTATATATGATTCCAAACTTTAAGTTATTTTTTTTCTAGACATATATTAATATAAAATGACTTGTTCGTCAGGTGAAAAAAGCTGGCTATTTCCAGATTGTGGATGTGGCTGCAAAGGTAAAAAACAGGAAAAAAAATTCCTTATATCGTTAATGTCTGCGATGGTTTTCTTTGTGATTGCAAATCCAGATACGTTCCGTCTTACACGTGCTATATTTGGTAAATGGATATCTAGTCCAACCGGATGCCCATCAGGTAAAGGTTTAATGTTTCATACTATTGTTTTCTTACTCGTTGTTTGGGGTATGATGAACGTTAAAAAAGAAGCTTTTGAAATTGAAGGTCCAGCTCCTCAACCAGAAGAGGTTGAGGGTCCAGCTCCTCAACCAGAAGAAGTTGAAGAAGAAGTCGAAGAAGAAGTTGCGGAGGGTCCATCTGCACCACCAGCAATGGTTGATATGCCAGATGCTTTACCAGGTATGGTTGAAGAACAATATGCCACTTTTGATTCTGGTTTGAAATTGGGTTCAATGGATTTAACTGAAGAAACAGATACACCAGCGTCTGCGGAATACGAGGGTGAAGGTGATTCCGAAGGTGCTGTGACATGTGAATGTTCTGACGGTAAGAAAATGGTTATGACGGCTTAAAATTCTTCATTAAATTCAATTGAAGTTGAATCTTCATCCATTTTGCCGTAATCTCCTACTCTCTTTTCAAAAAAATTAGTTTTTCCATCGAGTGATATATTCTCCATAAAATCAAAGGGATTTTTCGTGTCCCAGATTTTATCGTGACCACTTTGTTTTAATAATCTATCGGCGACGTATTCGATATATTCCGACATCTTTTCTGAATTCATACCTATTAAACTACATGGTAATGCGTCAGTAATAAAGTTTTTTTCAATAGAGACTGCTTCTCTAACAATCTCTTCAATAATTTTTGCATTTGGTTTGTGTTTTAACATTTTAAATAATTCAATTGCGAATTCTAAATGTAAACCTTCATCTCTACTTATGAGTTCATTACTAAAACATAAACCTGGAAGTAATCCTCTCTTTTTTAACCAGAAGATAGCACAAAAGCTTCCAGAAAAGAATATACCTTCGACACATGCAAATGCAAATAATCGTTCACCAAATGTACGTTTCCGATCAAACCATTTCATGGCCCAACTTGCCTTACTTTCTATACATGGAATTGACTGTATAGCTTCAAAAAGTTGTTTCTTTTCTGTCGAACTTCTTATATATTTATCAATAAGTTTGCTGTATGTTTCTCCGTGAACCATTTCGTTATGTTCTTGATACGCATAAAACGACCTGGCCTCTGTGTACTGAACTTCATTGGCAAAGTTATTGTTTAAGTTTTCAAAAACTATACCGTCCGAACCTGCAAAAAAAGCAAGTACATATTTAATAAAATGTTGTTCGTTTTCACTTAATTGTACCCAGTCATCCATATCTTTCGAAAAGTCAATTTCCTCGGCAGTCCAATTGGACATTTGGGCTTTTTTATACATGGTCCATAAGTTTTCGTGTTCAATTGGGAAAACTGTAAACCTGTCTAAAGTTGGTAATAACATTGGTTCGGCATCTTCAAGGTAATCTTGAAAATCGAAATAATTTCCTATAAGTTCTGTATTCATTATAATCTGTGGATATGTAGAAGCTGACATTCCACATCTTTTCTTTAATTCGTCTTTATCGATAATTATTTTTTTGTGTTCTAATTTGTATTCTTTACATAAATCTACTGCAAGATCGCAGTATTGACATCCTTCTTTTGATAATATTTCTACTCCCATGTGTGCTAATAATTGTAAATATTTTTGTAGTAAAACTTTAGATATGATTAATTTTTCAGATATACAGCCTGGGGAATTGATAAAAGTTTTAGTCAACTTAGAAGAAGATATTGAAGACGAAATGTATGCTAAAGTTAAAGAGAACCACGAAGATTACCTAGTGGTAGCCTATTATTCTGAAACGTCTATGACGTATAAGGGTGCTCGAATATATGAGCTCGAAGATAATGATGAACTTGTTCAGGCCGTTAATTTATCTGAACATCACCAAGCGACTGATTATTTTAAAAACGTAAAGGATAATTTGTATTGTATGATAGATGAAATAGACTCCGAGGAAGATAGCGAAATCATAGACGAATCTGACGACGATGGAAGTGATTTAGAAGGGTTTATAGTTTCAGATACTGAAATTGACGGTGTTGTTATACCACCATCTAATCATGTAATGATAGATAAAGAATGGAATGAATGGAATCCACGTAGCCCTGGTTCTTTGCGTTATAAAAAAATGGTAGATAACATCGAATCATTAGCAAAAAGTCAAGCAGATGAGTTAAATTTTTAAAACCTAAGTATGAAAAAAATAACGTAAAATTTATTCTTTTTAATATAAATATGGAAGAACTGACTGCTAATATATGGTCCCAGGTGGATCAAATGCTAAAAAAACCAATTGTATCAAGGTCAGTAAATACGAATTTATGTAAACAATGTAAATGTGCTAAAATTATTACAAAAGAAGGATTACCAACGTGTCCAAATTGTGGCTTAATAGATAATATTTATATAGATGATAATGCGGAATGGACGAGTGGTATTTCAGAAGATGGTAGAGTTAATGATCCTTCGCGTTGTGGAAATCCAAATGCTAACCCAGAGTTATTTTCAGATTCATGGGGTAAAGGAACTATAATTACTACACAAAAGACTTCAAATTACGAAACTAAACGTATGGCTAAGATAAATTTTCATCAGTCGATGAATCATAAAGATAGATCGTTATTTCATGTTTATAAAGATATAGACGAGTCATGTCATACACTACCCGAATCAGTTTTAAAAGATGCAAAAATGATGTATAAAAAATTTAGTGAGAAAAAACTAACAAGGGGTGCTGTTAGAACTGGTATAAAAGCCAATTGTGTTTTATTTGCGTGTAGAATGTCTAAAATACCTAGAACTACAAAGGAAATTTCAGAAATGTTTTCTGTACATTCAAAAGACGTGAGTAGAACAACACAACTTTTTAAAGAAACTTTGCTTGGTAAAACTATAGATAGTTATACGACTTTACCTCACGATGTAATGAACAGATTACTTAATACATTTGAAGTTTCTCGAGAAGAACGGTTATCGTGTAATAAGATGTGTTCAAAATTAGAAGATTGTTCGCAACTCATGAGTAAAACACCAAATAGTGTAGCATCTGTTATTATTTATAGTGTTTTGAAAAAAAGGGTGACCAAAAATGAAATTTGTGAAAAATGTTCAATTTCTATTCCAACTATTAATAAAATTGAAAGTATTATAAAAAAACACTTAGAGGAATTAGACGTTTAATTTAATATAATGAGTACAGAAAATCCTATTCGATTATTTTTATCTACACCGTGTTATGGGGGGTTATGTTTAGAAAAATACATGATTGGTATAATTAAACTTCAGCTAGAACTTATACGTTCGGGTATACAATTGGTTCTAGATACGACTGAAAACGAAAGTTTAGTACATCGTGCTAGAAATGTTGCAGTTGGTAGGTTTATGCAAAAAACCGATTGTGATTATTTCATGTTTATTGACGCTGATGTCGATTTTGATCCGAGATCTGTTATTCGTCTTGTTAAGTCTGGGCATGAAGTTTCTGTGGCTATATATCCTAAAAAGGTTGTTATGTGGGAACAGGCCTATAATGCTGTTAAAAATAATGATAATCGTGATATGGCAATGCTTTCTTCTTCTCTAGTTGCAAATATTGGTGCAGAACATAGAGAGGTAGAAAATGGGTTCATTGAAGTTTTAGATGGACCAACTGGTTTTATGGTTATTACTCGAAAAGCTTTTGATAAATTGCACGAAAAGTATAAGGATTTGGATTGTAAAAACGATCATCAAAATAGAGATTTCGATGATTATTGTGCGATATTTGATTGCATGATAGATCCAGAGAATCGTAGATACTTATCAGAAGATTATGCTTTTTGTAGAAGATGGCAACAAATTGGTGGGAAGATATACGCAGATGTTCATACAACTTTAGGACATGTTGGTAATTTACCATTTATTGGGTGTTTAGAAGATAGGCTTAAGGCTTAGATTTGTATTAATATAAATGAAATTTGCAACTATTATAGTCACTCGAAGTAAATCATGTTCTGTTAAAACGCTTCATACAATTCTTAGGTTTAATTTGTTGTGTATGCAAAATCGTGGTACAGAAAATGAAGTTGTTTTTGTAAACGACGACCCGTATGAAAAGTGTGAAATTATTCAAAAATATATTAAAACTCACGATCGTATATTTTTTATTGATTTTGGTATAGCTGTAGATGATTTATCTCTATCAAAGTGTTTTGATAAATATGAAGGAATTGGGGGTGTAGTTTTTCCTGCCGTTCTTGAAGGAATTGATTGGGATATGTTTAAGGACAAGGTCAATAAAAATTCAAAGGAACCAATCGAACAAATGGGTCTTAATTTCGATACAGAAGTAGGTAATAAAGTATCCGATGGTATGTACAATGTTTTAAAAACATCTTCAAAATGTTGGGTACTTATGTGTAAAAATGTAACAAAACATATAAAAGATAAAAAGTATGGTGTGTGTAAAGTATATCCTAGAATGGACGTTATGTTTTCTAAATTTAAGGAGTCGGGTGTCAAAATTCATGCGTATACAAAAGCTAAGTTAACTATGACATATTCTCACGAATGTATAAGTAATATTCTAAACGCAACTGGTGTTAAAAGTAATTAAAGATTAAAATAAAAATATAAAACAAAATGAACCGCGTGTTTGTAAAGAAGGATGATCCTCTTTACAAATACACGATTAACTTCATGGAAGAATCGTGGGGTACGAAAGGTAAAGGTATATTTCCAGGTTGTCAACCAATATCTATAGAACGAGAACATTTTGGTATTTTGGAAAAGAACAATTACGTTGTTTGTGAAAAGACGGATGGTACACGATATATGATGATAGCCATACAATATGGATCACAAAAAGTATGTGTTTTTATAAACCGAGCTTTGGAAATGTTTGTGGAACCTTTAAATTTTAGAATGGCTGTATTTAAGGGTACTATACTTGAAGGTGAATTGTATAATAACGAATTCATGATATATGATTGTTTAATGACGTGTGGTGAAGTTGTTGGTAATCAAGGTTTTTTGGAACGTTTGGATCATTGTGAGAAAACAGTTAAAAAAGCAATGGTTTTAAGAACGGATTCTATTACACTGAAAGTAAAAACATTTCATTTACACAGAGATTTTAGAGAATTTATGGATAAGTACCTTCCCACGGTAAAACAGGAAGTTGATGGTCTTATTTTCACACCCATAAATGAACCTATTCGTATAGGTACACATAATACAATGTTTAAATGGAAACCAAGAAATAAAAATACTATAGACTTTCTTGTTAAAAAGGGTCCAACTGCAGAAACACCTGGATGTGTACCTGGTGAATACGTATGGAGATTATATATACAAGAGAAGGGAAAACATTTTTTTGAATCGTCTATACCCGTGGAAAAGATGAGTGATTATAGATGGTTGAAAAGTGGTGATATTGTTGAATGTATGTATGTGAATTGGGAAAATGGCCCGGTTTGGTGGAAACCTATTAAGAAAAGAAAAGATAAAACGTTTCCTAATAGTCGGAGAACGTTTTATAGAACACTCGTGAACATAAAAGAGGATATTCTCATGAAGGAGTTTTTAGACTGTATACCAGTATGAAGTGATTATCTTCATTAGGAAATTGTTTTAATTTACCTAACGTATCGTCGTCTTGTATTATCCAATCATCACCTAATTTTGTTGTAGACATGTAATGACCACCATATTGTACACCTTTATGAATTATAGTAGATCTTAACTCGTAAACATTATTTCCGATATTTAAATTTTCGTCTATTTTTACATAACTTTTTTTATCGAATGAAACTAAAAATACTTTTGGATAACTTGAAAATATATTTCGAGTAGTTGCAACGTTATGTTTTTTACCTTCATTATCAACGTAATCTTCTAAAGTGTTCCATTTTTGACTTTCTGATATCATTATATTTAAATCCTTTATGTTTTGTTTTACATTTAATATATGGATACAGAAAGGTATTTTTACTGTATTTTTACCAACTGGTGATATAGTTATTTGTGTAATTTCTCCGTATACAAGTTTTTTAATGTAGGGGTAACTTTTTTCGAGAATATCTATTATACAAAAAAGTGCATCTTGGGAATCGTGTGGGTATCCAATTTTAAATCTTGGAAAAATTGTAATAAATTCTTGTAGTATTGGTTTTATTGTAAAAGCTTTCGTTTCTCGGGTTTTAAAATACATGTGAACGAGTTGTTCGTATGCACTTGTAAATTTACATTCGCCGGTGTATTTATTATCCAATATATGAGATGATATTTCGTGAATATGTAGCATAATTTGTATAGCAGAATTAAAATAACACGTGTTTCCTATATTTATAAAACCGTGCATATAAAAAAAGGTAATAAAAAAGGCTTAAGAAGAAGACGCGATAATTAAAATGTAAATAAAAAATGAATGTTCATACTATTTGTGATTCTATAAAACCCTTGGTCGATAAGTACAAAGATGAAGAATATATTGAGATGGAATTGAGACTTGGTAAATTCAATGGTACATTTTTCGATACAAACGTGGGTAAACAAACGTACGATAAATATTTGGCTGGTTTATACAAGTATACTGGTTGGGAAAGTATATCTAACGTTACTTCTGAAGTTTATCACCGAGAAGAAGATAAAACACGATTGACCATAGAAGAAAAAACAGGTGATGAAACTCTTGTGAAAAAGGAACGTGTTCATGTAGAGGATTTTAAACAAGTTGAAAATGCTCCTTTTGATATAAGATTTGGTATATCAAGAGAAACACCTATTGAAGATAATGGAAATTCTACATTTGATAGTAAAAAAATAAAGAATAGAACATCTTTTGTTAGAAAGAATTTATCTATAGATATGACAGTGTCTACAGGTACGGTCGATGACATGGATGCAGAAGAATCTACCGTTTTCCAAGTAGAATTTGAAATTATCGATCCAAGAAAAGTAAAAGATATGGATACATTATTTAATATGGTTCACAAAGTGAAGGATTTTTTTAATATGTTGGATAATTATATATGTTAGCTTGGTTATTAATAGCGTGTATTGTCTTCATGTTCATATATACTGATATTGATATTACCGGTGATCGTGTTATTATTTCAGGGTATAAAACGAAATATTTTTACGTTTCACAAGGTCAATCTAAAAAAATGTTTGAGAAAATGAAAAAAGATAAAATGACAGAAGAATCGTTGAAAGAATTTGTTATGATGGAGGATAGATTATTATCCCTAGAAGTAAAGTCCGTATGTTCTCAAGTTTCCAGAAAACTGGAAGCTTTTGCACTTTCGGGTCAGATAAAGAATCAATTTTTGGGTTATGATTTTTCATATCACGCGAAACATTTAAAACAGATATCTGAACCAGAAAAACTTATAAATCGAAGTGTAAAATGTTCATAAAATAAAACATTAATCTTCTATGTTTATTAGAATTCATCTTATTAAAATTATCATATACATGCATCATTAGTCCGATATCATCGTACTCACGATGTTCTTCTAAATATTTTCTAGGATCTTCACTATGATGGAAATTTTCCGTGTACGTGTATTCTAGTTCTAAATGACCTATAATATGTTTTCTTCTTTCTAATTGTATGTAATCGATTAAAGTATAGTATATACCATCTATAACACTTGACAAAATATAATTGTTATTATTATGTTCTAACTCGTCTATTATAATATTGTTTGTATTTTGTCGTATGCGATTTAGTATTAAAACCCGTGGGTTTTCCATTATTTAATTATTTTCTTTTATTCTTTAACGTATTTTTATACTTTTTTTCGAAATTTGCGTATATTTCATTAAGTAATTTGTTATTTGATTTTGATCGGGACGCCGATTTAGAGTTAGAATTCGAGTTCGAGTTAGAGTTCGAGTTAAATTTTAAACGACGCGCGACGTTATTTTTTGGTTTTATGGGTGATTTTTTCTTTATAGGCGCTCTTTTGATAACCCTTGGTTTTCTAGGTACCTTTGGTTTTGGTGGTACTACTCGTTTTTTATTTAATGCGAGTGGTGGTTGTCCCCGAAGTTCTCTTCCTATTTTTATAAAATCTATTACCCTTTTACTATTAAGATTGGGTGTTTTTGGTAACGACATTGCAAAATTAACGATTCTGTTTACTTCGTTTTTACCAAATTTACCGTATATCTTGTTAGCTTCTTTTTCTATTATAAGTTTCTTTAAATTCTGTTGTTTATTTAATTTCCAGTTTTTAACCATATTCTTTTTAATTTGGTCCGCGGTCATTTTTTTAATGATCCCATTACTGGTCACCGATTGTTTTTTATTTTCCATATTGTTTAACTTTTTCTTAACTTCTTTTACATCTTTATTAATGTTCATGACATTTCCATATTTGTTTATCCATTTTTTACCATAGAGTTTTATTAAATCATTTTTTATACTCGCCTCATTAAGTTTTCGTTTTTTATTTATTGGTACTCTCTTGTTTTTTCTTTCTTTATTTATTAATATTTGTTCCATTTCCTTAGCGAGTGTGTTTGGTGTGTTTGGGGTATTTTTTTTATTTTGAAGTTTTTGGCATAAAATTTTAACGGTATCCGTGTCGTTTATAGATATACCTTTAGATATAGCTATTGCAACGAGTTGGTCTTTTTTCAGTTCTCTACATAATTTATTGTTAATTTTATAATTAGAGTTTCCCTTTTCAATTTTATCTAATGCCTTGCATATATCTTCTTTTTTGTTTTTGTTTTTTACGTTAACAACGCCTAATTTTTTTGCAACTTCGAGTAAAACTGGTTTAGTAAGGCGTTCACATTTACGACCACCTATTTTCATTGTACCATCTTTATCGTAAGTAATCCGCGTGTTTTTTTGTGATGTTGTAGTTTTCTTAGATGGTTTTCTTTTTGGTTTTTTAAAGCAACAGTCATATCCCTGTGGATTTTTTCTAGATTCAAATCCTTCTTTACAAGGTGGTCTTCTAGGTTTTGGACACGTCGATGCTTTTAATTTTTCTTTTCTAAGTAATAAGGGTTTTGCGTTTACATTTTTATTCACAAAACCCATAGTGTATCCTAACTCGTGTAATCTTTTGGTGAGTTCAACACCCGTTGAATACGCCTTTTCGAGTTTATCTGGATCATTTTCACCCTGTATCTGCACTATACCTGCACCCAATTGTCCCGATTTGGACGATAGGATATAACTATGGTCTTTATACGTAATATAAAGAAATGGAGAAGATTCTGGTAAATAATCAACAACTGTTTTTAGTGGATTTTCTTGTGCTATTCTAGTTAAATCAAAATTTGCATTTGTTGCGAATTGTCCACCTATATTATTGTAATTGATATCGTTATACAAAAACACTTCCTTTTTTGTGTATGTATCTACGATATACTTTCGTAAGGATTCGGGTTGTCTTTTTAAATTTCTAGACCCTAAAAATCCGCCAGAAAAACGTATTTTACCATTTTTGTATACGTTAAAACTGAAATTTTTTCTTTCTATGCCATTCGTTATGTATCCAGAAAGTTGTGCAGAAGAGAACTTTTTATCTAAATTTCCTCTTATACCAAAATTACTTGTATGTATAGCACCCACTTGGAAACGACCATAAATACCTTTTATTTCGTTAAGATCTATGGTTAAACCGGGGGCTATTTGTGCATGTCCTTTTGGCTTTTGTTTTAATATGTATACTAAATCAACGTTACTTTCACTTTCGACTCCAAAATCTTTATTCACCAAAACATTATATAAACCCGGTTTAAATTGACCTATTCGAAGTTCTCTAAAAGTAGAACGCGTTTGTGCAATTGGTTGCGCAGCACCTACTATTTGGGAAGTTGAGTTGGATCTATGAACCTGTATATTTGAATTTTTAAGGAATTGTCTTGGATCCATGCTTATTGTATGCTGAGATTTTCTTCTATATTTATCCATGCTCTGGATCATCTTCATCTTTTATATCTACACCGAATAAGAAGTCTTCGTGTATACGTTCCTTTGATTCATCCCTATACTGTATTGGTTCAGTTATACGTCTAGCCTCTATATCTCTACTACTGAAAGGACCGATATAAAAGTCTGCATTAAATCTTGGACGTCCAAGATTGTTTGCATTGCAGTATCTATTGAAACGCTCCTTGAAAATTTTCATTGGGCATTTCACTGTCTTATGACTTCCTAATATGATTACATCTGATTCTAAGTAGTGTTCGAGTGGGTTAGTTATAGTTGCAATTTGTTTTCTGATATCAACGAAGTATTTTGGGATAATGTTCCATATATCTTCGCCTCTATATTTTTGTGCATATTCTAAATACCCGCGTAAACATTTTTGTAAAATAGATGGTAATTCTTTTTCGAGTTTAATGTCTAACATGGGATCGGTATCTTTTTCCTTGATTTGTTTTTTAAAGTTCCAGGTCATCAAACGTCTAATGATACTTCCAGAATTATCTCTCCATGTGGGTACTTCGTTTCCTCCTAATATACCTGGTATACTCCATTTCATACTTTTAGGTTTTTCGCCTTTAATTGCAATGGAAACGTCTTCACCTGAAACGATTGATTGAAATTCAGCCTGTTCGAGTTGTAAATCTCCCTTGATTTCTGGTGCAATAAACATTAAACCATCGTATATTCCCATTAATCCGAATTTCTTTTCGATGTTATTCGATAATGTTCTAACGTCTTGACCTTCATAAAATTTACTAAATACATTAGTAATAAGTGTTGATTTACCAGATCTTGCGATACCTTTTAAAAATGGTATAATTTGCCACTTGTCTAAACCTTCTTCGTTTAGGTCGAAGCATAATCTCCCGCCCATAACATACATCCATTTACACACGTCTTCTTCGAATTCCTGTGCGTTGAGAACTTTATCGAAGTATGGTGTCGGTATATCCCACCAGTCTTCGAGGCTACTATAATCTACGTAATCTAAATCGAAATATTTGCAACTCACTTCTCGTGGATCGAGCTTAATAGCTTCGGGTGAATCATACGGATAAAACGCGGGTATCCATTTACTTGTTATTCCGCACCAATGTTTTCCATTTAACAGACCGTTATTAAAAGACCAAAGATGTCTGTTTTTTCTTATTTCTGGAAATTGTGAATCTACACAATTCTCAAGTAGTTTTATTAATTGACCTATCATAGTCGTACCTTGTGTAGTCATGCTGCACCATAATTCCCATCGCGATTCTTTTGGAAAAGCTTTCCATACGTGTTCCTGTATAGTTTCAATTTGTTTCCATGCACGTGTATCGTAACTACCTAAAGGTGTTTTGATTTGTGTACATACGTAACCCTTATACTTCCTTATGTTGTTTTCAAATAGTTCTTTTAAAAATGTAATAAGAACTGTTTGAAACGGTGATCTTTCACTTAAATCTGGCATAGAAAACCTGAAAATACTTGGATCCGTGCTCACAGATAGATCTTCTGTAGTGGGTGGGTTATTTACTCTATCATATATACGTGCGTATCTAAAACAGAATTGCCACGTGTCTTCAATTTGACTTAAAATCCTGTTTAATCGAGTTGAGTATGTCACGTCGTTATCGTTATCTTCGAAACTGAGTATATTCAATGTTTGACATCTATTGTGTGCAGCACATAAATGTGCTACATGAGTTTTAAAATAAGTGTTCATAACACCAATATTCCAGTTGGATTCTGATTGTTTAGCAATTTCTCTCGAGTTTTTATCAAAAAAGTGTAAATACGCAAGTTGGAGGGGTATTGGTATATTTTCTTGTGGTTCATGTTCTCCATGTACATTCCATAAATATTCCTGCTTGCGTATATAATCACCAATATCATCAATATTGAGATTATTGATAACTTGGTTATACTGTATTACCTTACTTTCCGTGATATTATAGTCTTCACTGATTATAAAAATATCGTTGGAATTAGTATTCATATCTTATAAATCTTACTTGTTATTTTTCTAAGTCTATTTTATTTTTGGAGCTGAGCTAACATTTTAATCATGATCTTGTTTTGCATCTCGAGTTGTCTTGATATATTTACCAGGGCAGAACATATTGTTTCACCTTCTTCTGTTGTGAGCACTGATGTTAATAGACCTCCCATATCGATAAGGGGTTCTTCGTAATCATCTTCGTCGTCTGACATGTTAATACTTCCTACATCTTCCAAATCAATACCTTCGTTATCAAATAAAGAACTTGTATTTTCTACATCTTCGGATGAAATTTCAGATTCGATATATTCAGAATCGTTTTCTGGATTTTTTTCCAAAATAGGTTCTTCAATTTCAGGTGTTTTGGTTTCGGTGTGAGTAGACATTTATATACACCAGGAAAAATCAAACTGTGTTTTTTCGCATTCATCTTCTGAAAAAAAAATCTCAGTATATAGTACAACAAACAAACAAAATGGCCGGTGGTCTCATGCAACTCGTCGCCTATGGCGCCCAAGATGTCTACTTGACTGGTAACCCAAAAGTCACTTTCTTCCAGGCGGTCTACAAACGCCACACCAACTTCGCGATGGAAAACATCGAACAAACCGTCAACGGTACCCCAGGTAACTCTGGTCGCGTTTCGGTTACTGTCGCCAGAAACGGTGATTTGATCGCTGACATGTACATTGAAATGAAAGCGCCAGCGTCTGCCAAGCTCAGTACGCACGATGCGTGGATGGCGGAGCGTGCTATCAAGGACGTTGAATTGTCCATTGGTGGCCAAAGAATCGACAAGCACTACCAAAAGTGGTGGAGATTGTACTCTGAATTGTACTTGTCCGAAGGGGACAGACTCAATTACGGTAAGATGACTTCCTCCGTGACGACTGATGGTGCCCTTTTCTTGCCACTCATCTTCTTCTTTAACCGCAACCCAGGATTGGCGTTGCCATTGATTGCCTTGCAATATCACGAAGTGAGATTGGACATTGACTTGGCCTCCGACTTTACGGACTACGTTGATTCGTCCAAGACTTTCAAGGTCTGGGGCAACTACGTCTACCTTGACACCGAAGAGCGCAGACGATTCGCGCAAAAGGGTCACGAATACCTCATCGAGCAAGTGCAACACACTGGTTCCGATTCGATCACTGTTGGCTCCCAAAAGCAAATCAGATTGTCGTACAACCACCCAGTTAAGGAATTGGTCTGGTGTACTGATGTCGACAGCTCCAACTTGTGGAACTTCACTTATGGTGCGCCATTGGCCTTGTCCTCCAACCTTGTTGGTCTCGCTGCGGTCTCTAACGTCGCTGTTGCGCCAAACGCGCTCGGTGCGCCAATCGCTCTCGCGGATGAGAATACCCAATTCTCTGAAGACACTGCTGGTCCACTCGACACGTTCAAGTTGGTCCTCAACGGTCAAGACAGATTCAAGGAACAAGGTGGTAAGTACTTCAACTCGGTCCAACCATTCAACCACCACTCTGGTTCCCCAATGCCAGGTATCTACTCGTACTCTTTTGCCCTCAAGCCAGAAGAGCACCAACCAACGGGTACTTGCAACTTCTCCAGAATCGACAACGCGCAAGTTGCGATCAAGACGAAGGCGTCTTCCGAGAAGAACACTCTCCACATGTTCGCGGTCAACTACAACGTCCTCAGAATCCAATCCGGTATGGGCGGTCTCGCGTTCTCCAACTAAGCATATCTTAGTTTATTGATTTAGTAAAAAAATAAAATTTAAAAAATAAATAAAATTTAGATTTTAAAGTTTAGAACAAATTTTAAAGTTTAACTACCTTGAAATATTTTTGTATTTTTTCTAACACGTACCAATTTGGTTTTATTTTATTTGTTTCAATTTTGTTTATAGTATCTAAAGTTTCGTCTATTCTATGTGCAAGTTCAACTTGTGTATGGTTTCTTTTTATACGTAGAAGTTGAATTCTTTGGCCTATTGTATTATCCATGATAATATGTTAGAGTTTAACACCCAAAATTCTTCGCAATTTTTGCATAATTTTGTGATCTGGAATAGCTTTACCTGATTCGTATGACGAAATTATATCAGATGAAACGTTTATGAGATTTGCAAGTTCTTTTTGTGTATATTTTTTTGCGACGCGTGCTCTTTGAATAGTCAATGCTGTTTCTTTATTAATTTTTTTATGCGTACCACCTAAAACAGCTTCGTCGAGTTTTTGTTCGGGTGTTTTACCCGAGTATTGACTTCGTTTAGGTAATTTGATTTCCTGACCCATGAATTTGACATATTTTTCCTTTTCGTGTTCTTTTTTGATGTTTT